GATCCTTGGAATAGAAAACCGAACCCTGCAGTACTGGGAGAGAAAAGGTCTGAAAAGCTACCGGAAGCGACCATACGTGATGTACCGACAGGAAGATATCATCAAATACACGAGAGAGCACCCAGAGGACTGGAACGCAGCCAGGGTAACAGACGACACAATGTTCATGCGCTACGACTGGTACAAGGAAAAAAGAAAAAATGATATATCACGCAGATACAACTGGACAGGAACGGAAGTCCGAAGGATGCAGCACCTCAGACACGAAGGATATTCCATAAGGGAAATCGCAGAAATGATGAACCGCTCGGAATCGAGCATAAAATACAAACTTTACAGGAGGAGCAACAATGGCAGCACTTGATGCAAAGACAGTAAATACAAAGAGCGTGGAAACGGTAAAACTGAATTGTATTCAGAAAGTCAGTTCTACCAATAACAAAAGATTATGGCAACTGAATAAAGCATACAGGGAAGCCGAACACGATCTCCAACTCATGGAATCAATTGGTGCAATCTCAAAAAAGGAAGTGGAAGAAACCATGGATAAAATGAAATTTCACTATGTAAAACTTGGGTTGGAAATGAGGGATGGCTATGAAGATTGATATTTTCAACGCAGAAGAAAAATACGACATCCTCTACACGGACCCACCGTGGCAGCAAGGCAGGGGCGGAAAGAAAGCGGCCAGACCGAACAGCACCGGAACAACAGTACCATACGAGACAATGGACGTCCCCGGAATTATGGAACTGCACCGCTATGTCACAAACGAACTCATGAATGAAAAGCACAATGTATTCATGTGGACGATAGACAAGTACCTGCCGCAGACAGAGGAAATCATGAGCCTGCTTGGATATAAACTCCACGCAAGGCTGATATGGGATAAGGGCAACGGACCGGCACCCGCCTACACGGTGCGCTTCGCACATGAGTACCTGCTCTGGTTCTACAAGAAGGGGAATATCATCCTCCCGGACAAGGACAAGCGTGGAGCATTCTCCACGGTACTCAGAGAGAACAGCAAACGGCATCACAGCCAGAAGCCGGAATGTGCCTATCAGATGTTAGAAACATTTTTCCCACAAGCAAAGAAACTGGAACTCTTCGCAAGGGCGGAGCGTGACGGTTGGGACCAGTGGGGAAATGAATTATAAAACCAAAGGAGGAGCAACAACATGGAAACAGTCACAACATTAGACGACAAGGTCAGAGCCTTTAAGGTACTGCTCGACAAGAAAGATGAATTAGCAGAGCAGACCAAGGCAAACAATGAGGAACTCAAAAACCTCGAACAGGAAATCGCACAGCAGATGGTGGATGAGGAAAAGCCGGATACTACGGTGGATGGCTTCAAGTACAGCCTGCAGGAGAAAACGAGATACTCCAAGATTTCAGAAGAAAAGCTGATGGAAAAAGGTCTGGTATTCTTCGATGTCTTGAGAGAGCAGGGATTCGGACACCTCATCACGGAAAGAGTAGATCCACGAACCCTCGACTCTGCGATGAACAATCTGGCGGCCGAGAACGATGGAGAACTGCCGGAAGAAATGGCAGAGGTACTCTCCGTTTATTCGGAACTTAAGGTATCCAAGAGAAAAGCCAACACCAAGGCTCTGAACAGAGCAAAGAAAGCACAGGAGGTATAAAGATGGACTACGAACAGATGGAAATTGACATCACGCTGGAAAGTGACCGTGACCTTAAAGAGAATATGCAGGCGACTGCCAAGTTCGCACTGGGGCAGATTATGGAGTATCAGCACCCGACCAAGGTAAAGAACCGCCATGAGGGATACGGCATCGCAGCAGAGGGATATGCGTCCCTGCAGGGCAAGATGAAATCCACCAAGACAGATATGGATGACCTCTTAAAACTCCTGCCGAATGGAGACGGCGATGTCCTCAATGTAATCGGCAGCCTTTACAATTCAGCGGTTGAGGTAGCTGTGGAGTCCATCAAACTGGCAGCGCAGGCACAGAGGATCATGGACGACCTCTACTACGGAGAGAGCGGAAAGCCGACACCGATGGAAGAATACATGGACGAGCAGGAAGCAGGAGCGTCAGAGGATGATGGCTTCGAGGAAGCAGACAATAACAAAGAAGATGCAGAGGAAATGGAGGAATAAGACATGGCAAAGAACGAGGTAGCAACAACAGAAAAGAATTTCAATCTGGTCACGCTGACCGGAGAACTGAAGGAAGCAGTAGCAGAAGAACTGGATGGTCTCGGCACTCTTCCATTTGAGAGAGCAAAGATTCCAAGCGGTGGCGGTCTGGCATTTGAACTGCCGGGAGAGACTGAGGATGAGCCTGTGATGAGTACAGACCTTACCGGAGTTCTTATCCATCATCACCCGGTAAATGCATACTGGAAAGAGGAGTACGCAGGCGGAAATGTTCAGCCGGACTGCTCAAGCCATGACGGAAAGCAGGGAGTGGAGCGTGAGACTGGGGAAATCCATGATTGCAGCAAGTGTCCGCATAACCAGTTCGGAAGCGGAAAGAACGGATCTGGAAAAGCCTGCAAGAACATTCACAGATGTTACATCCTGCAGGAAGGCAACCCTGTACCGATTATCCTCGCATTACCGCCAACCTCTCTGAAATACATCAGAGATTACATCGGCAAGCGAATCCTCCTCAAAGGACTCCGCTGCTACGATGCCGTAACTAAGATCACACTGAAAAAGGAAAAGTCAGCAGACGGCATTACATATTCCAGAGCGGCCTTCGCATTTGTGAGTAAGCTGACGGACGAACAGAGAGCCGAGACAAAGGCAATGGTAGAGATGATCAAGGCACAGGCGGACAATATCCCGGATATTGATGAAGCAGACTACAACACCGGAGCCGCCGTGGATGCAGCAGACTTCCAGAGTGTGGACGGAGACGCAAACCTGCCGTTCAACTAAGGCAGACTAAGCCGGGAGCGGAAACGCTCCTGGCATTATCCAAAGGAGGCACAGTATGCAGATATTATTTGATAACTGGACCGGCAGATACGATGACGAATGCTTAATGCCGGGAGACATCGTGGAAGCGACTATGGTTTACAACTTTAGAGAGAACGCAGGCAATCAGACGGATACTATGATCCAGATGGGCGAGGTCGCAGACATCGTAGGCAACCTGCCAATCTATGACACCATATACAAAGAGAACAGATACTCACCATGGAAGTACGCAGGACAGTGCTATCCGGGAGAGTTACAGAATAGAAATCCGGCACTCATGCCGATGTGCTATATCTGCAGCAGATACAGGGCAGATACCAGAGAGGAACTGGAAGAAAATATCAAAGTGGCGAAGTGGGCAGCAAATAAGGTAGTCAGTGAAGGAAAGATACCGATTGCACCACACCTTTACTTCCCACGTTTTATGGATGACTCCATCGCCGAGGAAAGATACTTCGGAATGGAAGCAGGCAAGCGTCTGATGATGCAGTGCAAGGAATTCCTCGTAGTGACCGTGGATAATGTGTTCAGCGAGGGAATGAATGAGGAAATCGACTACATGACGAACAAACTCATGATGCAGGGCAAGTCAATCAATTTCACAAGACTTGGACTGGAACAGGTAATACTTAGTAGATTGGAGCGATAATATGCAGCAGGCAGCGGAGGTCGATTTAGACCGTCTGGTAGATTATAAAACTGAATACTGCTCCGTTATCAAAAAACACAAGATCACAGGCGACAACCTAACAGGTTTGTGTCCGTTCCATGACGACCGTGCAAATTCATTCTCGGTAGACTTAAAGACCGGAATGTGGCACTGCTTCGCAGAAGATGAGGGCGGAAACTTCGTCACATTTTATGCAAAGCTGAACGGACTGGATACCAAGGAAGCCTATAAGCAGATACTGGAAAAGTATGGAGCATTGAATGAGCCGCAGGAGAAACCAAAAGAGAAGAAACCAGGACTGGATCACTACACCGTGTCCCAGTATTCATTCGAGAAGCGTCTCCCAGAGGACTGGCTGAAAGAGCAATGCTGCCTGCGGACAAAGAAAGACCGAAACGGAGTCCAGTATTTATACATACCATACTTTGATGCAGAAAGAAATCTGGCACTGCACCGTAAGAGATACGGCGGAAAGCAGTTCCGGTGGGAATATGGAAAGACAGACAGGCTGTGTATGTATGGATTATGGCAGATAGAAGCCATAAGGAATATCGGATACGCAGCACTGGTCGAGGGCGAGAGCGATTCTCAGTCCATGTGGTACATGGGAATCAGCACACTCGGAATACCGGGAGCGTCCATGATGCGAGCAGACTGGGCAGGAGTCCTGCAGGATTTGAAACTTTACATCCATGTAGAGCCAGACAAGGGCGGGGAAGCATTCCTCGCCAAAGTCACAAGGGCACTCCGGGAAGGAAAGTTCGTAGGAGAAGTATACAAATGGAGCTGTCGGACACTCGGATGCAAGGACCCATCGGAAGTTTATATGAAGTATGGCAAAGAGGAAGCGGCCGAGAAGATCCGAAAAGCAATCAGCAACGCAGAGCAGATAGACATCGAGGAAGATAACATCCCGGAAGCGGTCGAGGGAGCACCTGTGAACTTAAGGCAGCCGGAAGGTTGGATTTATTCAGAAAAGGGAATCAGCGTGATCGATGAAAAGAAGTATGCACCAGTCATGGTATGCAGAACCCCGATCATTATCACGCAGCGACTGCGGAGCATGGAAACAGGAGAGGAAAAGATAGAGGTAGCA